TGGTTCTGTTTCTGGATCAATTAGATTTGTACCAGCATCTGGTGCACACATAACATCATCTGGAGATTTTTATGTAGCAAACGGAAATCTTAATGGAAATATTACAGCTAAATCTGGAACCATTGAAGGTAATTTCCAAGTAGTATCGGGGTCATTCTATACAGGAACAAGTCCAACAGAAACAAGCGTTATCATAAATGATAAGGGTCTAGCTTCTATTGGAACAAGCAATGCTACATTAACAGCTATTCTAAATACCCCAATTACTTCAGGAAATATTCCTTTAGGAAATCAACCAAGTGTTGGTAATCTACCATCGCAAATTACATTCTTTACAAAAGCAGCCTTAATCGGAGGCTGGGTTGTAAATGATACAAGCATTAGAGATAGGTCCCAACAGTTTATTCTTGATTCAGACAATAAGAGAATATCAATTACTGGAGTTATTGATGTTTCAACAAACTATGCTGCAAGATTTGGAACTGACAATTATAACTCAACAACAGCTTCTTATAATATTATAGAGGCTGGTATTACAGGGCTTACTCCAAACTTTTACGTAACTAGGTCTGGAACTTTGTATGCAACTGGTGCAGTAATAAGTGGAAATGTTGTCATAACTTCAGGTACAACTTATAACCAAATTACACAGGCAGAAAATAATGCAACAGCAGCAAATAATAATGCAACTATTGCCGTTAACACTGCAGCTGGAAAAGCAAAAGTATTTAGACAGGATAACGAGCCTACTGCTTTAGCACAAGGCGATATTTGGATAGATACTAATGATAGTAATAAAATGTATGTTGCAAGCGGTGCTGGAACTGGAGTATGGGTCTTATCGCAAGACTCCGCAACAGCGCAAGCAGCAGCAATAGCAGCAGCTAGCTCAGCATCAATAGCAAATAGTAGATCACAAAAACTAGATTCAGTTACTGGTGATTTGATTCAAGGACTTACGCTAACAACTGCTGGAAGTATTTATGCTAATAAATCATCATATACAAATGATACAACAACTGGTTGGTATATTGGTTGGAGAAGCATTGGTGGTGGAAGTTTTACACCAGCTATTAATATCGGAGGATCTAACGCATGGGTAAAATGGGATGGTAATGCTCTAGATGTAAAAGGTGATATTACAGCTACTACAATGACTTCAACTGGAAGCTTTAGTTTTGCAAGTGGTATACTATCTGGTACCGCAAGCAGTGTAACTATTAATGGTGGAAACTTAGTTCTTACAGATTCAACTGGCGGTGATGATGGAACTGCTGGAGATCCTACGGTAACTAGAATTATAAATCCAGGAAATGTTGGTGGTGTACCAGATGGTAAAATAGTAACAGGTAGAGCAATTTGGTATGGTGGAAATAACACTCCAACAAACTCAATTACATCTAGATATGCATTTAATAATACATTCGGAGCAACGCAGGGGTACTATAATGGTCAGCCAAGATATACATCTTCAAATCCAGGAAACTTCAGTACTGGAGACCTTTATATGACCATAGTGTGATATTATGCCTATATATAGATATAGATCTGATAACTATTCAGATGGTAAAAAGTGGAATGCTATATCAAATATTTATAGATTTAATGCTGCTGCTACAACTAAGTGGCAAAAGATTAAAAAGATATATAGATATAATGCATCTGCTTCAACAAAATGGCAGTTAATATTTTTATCAACAGATGCTCCACAGCCTACATCTCCAACTTCATCTCTATTTGTTCATTCAAGCACTTACGGTATTGTAGGATCTACTACAGAGTTTTATAGTGGAGACGTAGTTAGATTAAGCAGGGGTGCGTGGACAGCTAGTCCAACTTCATACCAGATGAGCATACAGGCTTCTACAGAAGCTGGTTCTGGGTATTCATCTGTTGCTACTGTTACGTATAACTCTAGCTCTAGTCCAACAGCAGCAAATACAACTAATTCAACATATATACCATATACCATTACATCATCAGATGCGCTATATCCATCATATTATATTAAAGGAAGGGTAGATGCAACAAATTCTGATGGAACAACTCCACTAGAAACACCAGCTATATTACTAAGGGTAGGTTTTGGTTTATCTGGTTTTACTATATCTTCAATAACAGGAACTGGTGCAACATTTTCATGGAACATAACTGGTACTCCAAGTGCATCTTCTTATATCTATAGCCAAGTTTTAACAATAAGAAGGGTTTCAGATAATGTTGTTGTAAAAACTGTCAATATAACCCCTGGAACTAGTACCGTTAGTGTTTATGATAGTATCAATATAGCTACTCAAACACAATATTATGCAAAGCTCGTGGTAACTGCAAACGATAGCTGGAGAACTAGCGCAAGTCCAACAACTAACACAGATGATTTTAATTTATTTACAACAGTTGGTCCAGCTCCAGTAAATACCGTTTCACCTTCAATTATTCCAAGAAATAACAGAACGCCTCCTTTTGGTTATGCAGGGTATTTGCCAGTATCAACATCTCTTACCGCTAGCCAGGGTACATGGAATAACGTTAGCGGAACTACAACATATAGGTATGATTGGTATAAAGAAGATTCTATAACTGGAGCCTTAACATCTAATTTAAATGTGGGCAGCGGATTTTCTTACGCAACAGGAGATGTTGATGATTATGTATTTGTACAGGTAAAAGCTACAAATACAGATGGACAGACAGGTACGGGAACTTCTGGATCATATATTTTAGGTCAAAGAGTTGTTGTTGGAACAATATCGCCAACAAGCGTAACTCCAAATCAATCAACTAATTTTACATTTGCAATAAGTCATTATCCAACAAGTTATACTATAAACTGGGGAGATGGAACTAGTAATGAAACATACACAGTTTCAGACAATACATCTACGGTAAATGCTTCACATGCACACACATATACCTCTGCTGGAAACTATACAATGATTGTGACTGCACAACCAGGTGGTTTTGGAAATACCGCTTCAATAACTGTTGCTAATCCGCTAACTCCTCCGACTTCTGTTTCTATTGCATCAGTTTCAAGAGCAACAGACTCTAGTGTAGATGTAAGCTTAAACTTTAGCGGTGGCACAGGACCTTACTATCAAATGTATTGGACTACAGCATCTACAGCTCCTGCAACCTCATCGTATGATGCTGCTTCCACTGGTTCACCAATACTAGAAACATTTAGTCCAAGTGCTGGATATCAATATTATTTCTATGTTAGATCATCTACTGATAATTTAGGTAATATTACATTAAATGGAAATTCTGCAGCTGGAACATATAGCGCTTATTCTTCGTTATCGCCAAACCCATCTTATACATTTACAAACCCAACTGGTGGTACCGCATCTATTAGTGGAAATACTTCAGTTGGTAGTACACTAACTCTTTCAACAGTAAGTCCAACCGCATCACCAGCAGCAACTGGAACAACTATTATCTGGAGAAGAGCAGACGGCGGTACTGGCGGAAACTCATTTACTGGCGGTACTATTCTTCAAAATGGAGGAACAACTTATGTGATTGATTCTCCAGTAGTCGCATATTCGTCTGTAGGATATGCAATACGTGCAGAAGTAACATTTAATAATGGTGTAGGTGCTCAAACTGCAAATAGTAATTCTATTGTAGTTACTGCTGCATTAACTAAGCTTGCAACTCCTACAAATGTTAATGCTTCAGATAACAGAACAGATGGTGTAAATGTTACATGGACAGCCGTATCTGGAGCAGCATATTATGGAGTTTGGTATGGGCCAACGCCATCATATGATTCTACCCCAGATTTTGGAGGTCCAAACAATCCAACTTTGATTACAGGAACCTCATATTTGGATACTTCTATAGGTGCTGGAGTAACAAGAGATTATTATGTACAAGCATTTAGAACTAATAATCCAACTGGCACAAAGAGTGAATGGGGTGGTCCAAACTCTGGAACAAGGCTTGCCGCTGTTAGTCCACCAACAAATGCTACTGTTCCTACATTAACTGGAAGCACCTCAGTAGGAAGCACAGTTACTTTTGGTGTTGGAACATGGAATAATAGTCCAACAAGCTATGATCTTAGACTATATAGGGGAACTCAGTTTGTTTCTAGTGGCGAAACTCTTGTAAAGTCTGCTGGAAATGTTACAAGTAGCACTTATACAATTACTGCAGCAGACTTTTCATCAGGACAGTTGTATTTAAGAGCTTTTGCTTCAGCATCAAATTCAGGAGGATCATCTGGACTTGTTGCTGGTCAAGAGATTGGTCCTATAACTTCTGGTGGAGGAGGTAGTGCGCCAGCTACACCTACAGGGGTTGGCTTAACTGGAAGCGGAGTTGTCAGCTGGTCAGCATCTTCTGGGGCAACTAGCTATGAAATAGAATTTTATACGGCACAGGACGGTGCTGGGTTAAATGCAGCTCCAACTGGTGCAACTGGGTATACTGTAACTGGTATATCTGCATCTCCATATCAGCTTGTATCTCCATATGCATCCCCAAATAACTGGGCTAGAGTAAGGGTAAGAGCAAGAAATTCTAATGGAGCTTCAGCATACTCAGCATGGGTACCATCAGCAACAACATACACATAGGAGAATAAATGATTTCTAATGAAGATAAGCTAGAGATTGTTATTGAAAAACTAAATACATTAGAGTTTATTATTCAGTCTTATATAGATCATGCAGAAGATTTTTCTAATAAATATTCACTAGAAGATGTTCTGGCAGATTGTGATGCTAAAAAACAGGCATTGTTGCAAAGGCTACAAGAATTAGGCGGGGTATGGCAAGGTTAGCCATATCAGTCTATATGATATAATATAACATGGAGGAAAAATGACAATACTAACCAATGAAGAAAAGATAAATATTATTGACCAGCATAAGAGGAGTATAGAATACTCTAAGTATGGCTACGAAATATCTATCATTGAAGAAAATGCAGTCACTACTCCAAACCAGAATGTTATTGATTCTTTGAATCAACAGATATCTGATTTGAACAGTAAGCTTGCTGCTTTAGATGCTGAAATAGCAGCACTACAATAATATAATAGTGGGGGAAAAATGGAAAAAGCAGAATTAGTTATTGCTGCCTTACAGCAGCGTATTGGTGAATTAGTTTCTAATTATGAAACTCAGGTCGCTATATTGAGAGCAGAAATAACAAGCATGATTAATGAAAAGATTGACAAAGAAAAAGCAGCCAAAGATTTTTCTGAAGAAGTGGCAGCAAAAGTTGGGGTAGATCCAAATAATGGAGTGTAGAAGATGCAAAGGAAGAGTCTTCATAGATCGTCAATATAGCAATGTTGATCACATGGAGACCTTTTGCATTTTGTGTGGAGATAGAAAATTTTTTCATCCACCGTCAGAATCTCTGGAGGGAAGATGGCTACTGGAAAAGGAAAAATTGAGAGCCAAGAATACAATAACGAGCCTGTAATCAAGGCTAATAAAAAAATTTGGTTTTTAAATGGTGATTTAGTTAGACTTCACCATAGCTCTCGTTCTACGGGAATGGTAACTGTTTATAACATTACTAAAGATAGACTAGAAACATGTCTGCGATCTGATTTTAGAAGGCATAGACAAAGAGCGTACACTGTAGCAGATACTGCACGACTTGTCAATAGGCATCGCAAATATTTTCCAACTTTAATAAAGAATGGAATAATTCCTCCACCAACAGGAGCTAAAGTAAATGGTGAGCGTGGATGGCAAATAAGATCCTACTACTCTGAGTCGCAAGTAAAAGACATACGTGATATACTTGCATCTAGACATATTGGCAGACCAAGAAAAGATAATTTAATAACAAACAATATGACTCCTACGGCACAGGAGTTGACAAGAAAAACTGGCGATGGTATACTGGTTTATACGAAAACAGAAGACGGCAGGTTCATACCTGTTTGGGGAGAGAGCATTAATTAGCCTATGAAGGAGGCAGTGGTGGAAGAAAGAAAAGATACAAAGGTATCCGTTACGCTTGGATACACTCTTAATTTAGGAAATTTTCAATCCTTGCGTGTTGATCTTGGGGTTGTAGATTATACTCGTGATGGCGAAACTACTAACGATGCAATGGATCGTGTATATGCTTTTGTTGAAAGCAAGGTAGTTGAAAAAGTTCAAGAAGCTAAAGCAGAGATTACAGAGGAGTAATTGTGGCAGACCGCAAAGACCGAATGGCTTTGCTCAGTCGCTACAATAAGCTTCATTTGCAGAGATACGAGCAAAAGTCTAATCTCAATCTTAATGTTGAGCAATGGGCTGCAGATGCCCTAGTTGAATCCTATGGATTGGGTTCTTGCTATGATTTATTAGATTATTATTTCACAGTAGCACAGAATCCTAGTTGGAACTTTTTTGCTTATAATGCACAAGAAATTTTAAATGGTAGGTCTGCTACTGAACGAGATATAATGGAAAGACAAGAACGTAGAGAATTAGCAAGGAAGTGGTTAAGTGAATAACTCAGAAGCAAAACTAATATCGGCAGTTTTAGAAGATAAGCAGGTACATGTTCTTCTACAAGCAAATGTTGATTCAATGCTTAGAACACATGGAGATGTTTGGAATTTTGTAAAACGTTATACAGAAAGTAATGGCACCGTTCCGCCAGCATCTTTGGTTGTGGAAAAGTTTAGAGATTTTGCGCCAGTTCAGGGTGTCGGTTCTACAAAACATCATCTTGAAGAATTTCAGGCAGAGTATTTAAATGATAGCCTAAAAGATATTATCCGTAATGCTGCTACAGAAGTTCAAGGTGGCCAGGGTGTAAAAGCTCTAGAGCAATTAATTACAAAAACATCAGAGTTAAAAAAGAATACATCTGCTATTCGTGATATTGATGCAACAGATATTCAGTCTGCTATTACGTATTTTGAGAATGTTAAGAAGCAACAAGAGTTAGGTAAGATTGGAATTAAAACAGGCTTGCCAGGGTTTGACAACTACCTTCCTTCAGGAATTATGCCAGGCCAATTGGGGATTTTCTTGGCATATCCAGGTATTGGTAAATCCTGGCTTGCTCTTTACTTTGCCGTGCAGGCATGGAAACAGGGCAAAACACCAATGATCATCAGTCTTGAAATGTCTGAGACAGAAGTTCGTAATCGTGTATTTGCGATTATGGGTGAGGGACTATGGTCACATCGTAAAATATCTAATGGAGATATTGAAATAGATATGTTGAAAAAATGGCATGAAAGTAAAATTTCAGGCAAGCCACCATTTCATATTATTTCTAATGATAGTGGTGGAGAAATTACTCCATCAGTTATTCGTGGAAAGATTGATCAATACCGTCCAGACTTTGTGATTGTAGATTACCTACAACTAATGTCTCCAAATCAAAAGTCTGATAATGAAACGGTACGAATGAAAAATCTTTCTCGTGAGCTAAAGCTTATGTCTATTAGTGAAGAAGTTCCCATTATTGCAATTTCTTCTGCTACGCCAGATGATGTTACAAACATGAGTACTGTCCCAACATTAGGGCAAACTGCTTGGTCACGTCAGATTGCATACGATGCTGACTGGGTTTTGGCCCTTGGTCGTGCAGCCAATAGTGATATAATTGAATGTGCATTTAGAAAAAATCGTAACGGATTTATGGGAGACTTTTTAGTACAAGCAGATTTTGATAAAGGATATTACAGATACAAGGACTATGAAGACAAAAAATAACGAGATATATACATCACAACAAATACAAAGAGTACTAACAGGCGCAGGAATAGACATAGAGGCTGAGTACGGTACTGATTATATAATCTTCTGTCCTTATCATAACAACAATAGAACTCCCGCTGGAGAAGTATCAAAAGAATCTGGATTATTCTTTTGCTTTGGTTGCCAAACAACTAAAAATCTTATTGAATTAATTATGCATATGACTGGTAGATCTTATTTTGAATCTATCAGATATATTAAAAGCAAAGAGATTGAGACTAATCTAGAGGATGTAGTTAACAAAGCTCTTTATGCTGCCCCAGACTTTGTGCAATATGACGAGCTATTAATAAAAAGACTAGCAAAGCAGGCCATTGACAGTCCAAGAGCAACATCATATTTTGAAGGTCGTAGAATAACAAAAGAGTCAATGACTAAGTTTGATCTGGGCTATTCTGAAAAGCAAGACTCTGTAACTATTCCAATGCATTCTCCAGACGGTATGTGCATAGGATTTGTTGCAAGAACTGTACAAGGTAAAGAGTTTAAAAATACACCAGGACTACCTAAGAGTAAAATATTATTTAATTTACATAGAATAAAATCATCTAGTGTTGCATATGTAGTAGAATCATCCTTTGATGCAATCAGACTAGATCAAGTAGGTTTCCCCGCAGTTGCCACGCTAGGGGCTAATGTTTCATCAAGCCAGATGAAACTACTAGAAAAGTACTTCACAAATGTTGTGCTTGTGGCTGACAATGATGAAGCTGGATCAATTATGGCTGACCGCCTAATTGAGAAATTAGGGTCACTGGTTACTGTAGTAAAATTAGACAAACAATACAAAGATATAGGCGATATGAATGATGATGCTATTAAACAACTAGAATACTCATTTGACAACTCTATCATTGCTATGCTAAAATAGATAAAACTTATATAAGGAGAAAACATATGACTATTGTAAAGGGACTAAAAAATATTAACGCCCTAGTCGAAAAACCAAAATACGAAAGCACAGGAACAAAGGTTCGTTGGGTAAAGTTAGCTGACGGACAAGCAGCGAAAATTCGGTTCGTTAATGAACTAGATTCAGATTCTGCAAATTATAATGAAGACCGTGGTCTAGCGGTTGTTGTTTCAGAACACACAAATCCAAAAGACTATAAGCGCAAGGCAGCATGTACTCAGGAGTCTGAGGGTCGTTGCTTTGGTTGCGAGATGGCACGTAAAGAACCAAAGAGTGGCTGGAGAGCACGTCTTCGTTTCTATACCAATGTTCTAGTTGATGATGGTACAGAAGATCCATACATTGCAGTTTGGTCTCAGGGTATCAGCAAGCAATCAGCATTCAATACAATTCGTGAGTATGCACTTGAGACAGGCAGCATCTCAAACCTAACATGGAAGCTAAAGCGTAATGGGCAGGGAACTGAAACCAATTACACACTAATTCCATCAACTCCAGATTCTGAACCATTCAAGTGGGAAGGTAAAGAATTCTTTAACTTAGAAAAGGTAGTTCGTGAAGTTCCATATCCAGAGCAAGAAGCATTTTACTTTGGATTTGACACTCCCTCTGTTACTTCAACAAACATTGACTGGTAATAGATGAACTACGTTGGACTTCATGTCCACACCCATTATTCTCTAATGGATGGTGTGGCAACTCCGCAGGAATACGTCAATAGAGCAGTTGAGCTTGGTATGCAAGCAATTGCTATAACAGATCACGGAACTCTTTCTGGTCATCGTGAAATGTATCGTGCTGCGAAGGAAGCGGGTATTAAACCGATTCTTGGTATAGAAGGCTATATGACAACAAATATGGCTGACAAGAGGGCAAAGGCAGATCGTACTGACCCACTTGATCAAAACTATCATCATATAGTCCTTCTTGCCAAGAACCAACAAGGCTTAGAAAATCTTAATAAGATTAATGAAATTGCTTGGACTGAAGGATTTTTTAGTAAGCCAAGATTTGATTTTGAAACACTTGCAAAGTATAAAGAAGGTATTATTGTAACCTCTGCTTGCCTAAGTGGCTGGATTGCCAAAGCGGTAGAGCTAGATGAACTGGCTATTGCCAAGAAACATGTAGCATGGTTTAAAGAAACATTTGGTGATGATTACTATATAGAGGTAATGCCGCATAACCCTGAGAAAGTAAATAGGGGATTAATTGATATAGCCAAATCTATGGGGGTTAAGATTGTAGTTACGCCAGACTGCCATCACTCAGATACAAGTCAAAAAGAAATTCAGGAACTTATGCTTATCTTGAATACTCATGCAAAATTACAAAAAGATGCTACATATGAAAAGTCTAAAAAGCATAAAGATATGATGGATAGACTAGACTATCTTTATGGCGCAGATCGTCAAATGTCTTTCCGCTCCTTTGATATTCATCTTCTATCCTATGATGAAATGAAAGCCTGCATGGCAAAACAGGGTATAGAAAATGAAGAGATGTTTAATAGCACTAATGAGATTATGAATAAGGTAGAAGACTATGATATTAAGTCTGGTCTTAACTTGCTACCAGTTCAATATAGAAATCCAGGAGATGAGCTAAAGAAACTTGCTCTAGAAGGTTTGAAAGAGCGTGGGTTAGATACAAATGAAGAATATTTGAATCGTCTTGATGAAGAGTTAAAAATTATCGGAGAAAAGAATTTTGAGCCATACTTCCTAGTTGTTCGTAACATGCTTAACTGGGCAAAGAAAGAAGGCATTATGGTTGGTCCAGGTCGTGGATCTTCTGCTGGTTCTTTGCTTTGCTATGCAATTGGAATTACGGATATCGATCCAATCAAGCATAAACTTTTGTTCTTCCGCTTTATTAATCCTGAGCGTAATGACTTCCCTGATATTGACTCTGACATTCAGGATTCTCGTCGTGATGAGGTAAAAGATTATCTTGTTAGACAGTATCGACATGTTGCTTCTATTGCAACATTTTTAGAATTTAAAGATAAGGGTGTTGTGCGAGATGTTGCTCGTGCACTAAACATTCCTCTTCCAGATGTAAACAAAGTTTTGAAGACTGTTGATACGTGGGATGACTTCTGCACATCAAGAAATGCAGAGTGGTTCCGTGATAAGTATCCAGAAGTTGTTGCGCTTGGAGACCAACTGCGTGGTCGTATTCGTGGTACAGGAATTCATGCTGCTGGAGTTGTAACAAGTAAAGAGCCAATATTTAAGTATGCTCCACTAGAAACTCGCAACGTAACTGGAGCCGATGATCGTATCCCAGTTGTGGCGGTAGACATGGAAGAAGCAGAAAGAATCGGTCTAATTAAGATTGATGCTCTTGGATTAAAAACACTGAGTGTTCTTAAAGATACGATTGATATTATTGAAGATAGACATGGTAAAAAGATAGATCTTCTTAAGATTGATATGGATGATAAAAATGTTTATCAAATGCTTTCAGAGGGATATACAAAAGGTGTATTTCAATGTGAAGCAACACCATATACAAACCTTTTGATTAAGATGGGCGTTAAAAGCTTAGCAGAGCTGGCTGCTTCAAATGCACTAGTTCGTCCAGGAGCAATGAATACTATTGGTAAAGATTATATTGCTCGTAAGCATGGTCGTCAAAATATTGATTATATGCATCAGATCTTAAAGCCTTTTACTGAAGAAACATATGGGTGTATCCTATATCAGGAACAGGTTATGCAGGCTTGCGTTGAGCTTGGTGGAATGACAATGGCTGAAGCTGACAAGGTTCGTAAGATTATCGGTAAGAAAAAGGATGCAAGAGAGTTTGATGTTTTTAAAGATCAATTCATTAAAGGTGCTTCTAAGTATATCGCTCCTAATGATGCTCTTGATTTGTGGCATGATTTTGAAGCACATGCGGGATATTCGTTTAACAAATCACATGCCGTTGCTTACAGTACTCTCTCGTATTGGACGGCGTGGCTCAAGTACCACTATCCACTAGAGTTTATGTTTGCTCTTCTCAAAAACGAGAAGGATAAAGATACAAGAACGGAGTATCTAATTGAAGCGAAAAGAATGGGCATTCCAGTTAAGCTGCCTCATATTAATGATTCGGATAAAGATTTTAAAATTGAGGGTAAGGGTATTAGATTTGGACTCTCCGCAATTAAGTTTATTTCTGATACCATTGCTGATCGTTATATTGCTGCTAGACCATTTACTTCTTTCAGGCAGGTAGAAGAGTTTACTTTTACAAAAGGCAATGGGGTAAATTCTCGTGCCTTACAGGCAATGAATGCTATTGGAGCTCTTACATTTCCAGACAACCCAGCCGATGCAGAGAAGGTTAAGGAAAACTTATACGAGTATCTTAACCTTCCTGAATTTAATATGCCAGTTCCACAACATTATTATGCATATATAAATGATATTGAGGAATATGAGGAAAAAGGCGCTTTTATTTTGATGGGTATGGTAAAATCAATTAAGAGGTCAAAAGGATGGTCAAGGGTAGAGTTGTTAGATAAAACGGGAAGTGTGGGGATATTTGATGAAGAGAATACCGCCATCGAAGCTGGTCGCACGTATATTATTTTGGCTAATGATAATCGTATTGTTAGTGCCGTACCTGCCGATGAAATAAAAGAATCTAAAGATCCACTTATCAAGTTCTTAAACTATAAAATGTTGCCATATAAAGAAGATGAAATGTTTGTTGTTTCATTTAAGCCTAGAGTAACAAAGGCTGGCAAAAAGATGGCTTCGCTTACTCTTGCAGACTCTGGAAGAGAGTTACATGCTGTTACTGTATTTCCAACGGCATTTGCAAAAGCATATATGAATGTAGAACCTGGTAATGTATACAAATTTGAATTTGGAAAAACAAAAGATGGAACAGTGATAATGGAGGACGTAGTAAATGTTTGATGAGTTAGCTGAACAAATACATAAAAATGCAGTAGACAAAGGATTTTGGGATAGAACGGTAGATCCTATATTTGTAGCAAAACAAATGATGATGATTGTTTCTGAAGTGGTAGAGGCAATGGAGGCTCTTCGTAAGGAGATGGATCCAGATCAAATGTCAGATGAATTTGCAGATATTATTATCCGTACCCTTGATCTCTATGCTGGTATGGTAGATGCAGGATATATGAAGAAATCTCTTGATTATGCTATTAAAGAAAAGATGGAAAAGAATAGTAATAGGCCACAGAAGCATGGGGTAAGATTCTAATGACATTAACAGTAGAGGAAGTTTTGGCTCAACTAAATCCCAAACTAAGAAAAAGCATCTTGGTTGGAGATGAGGTTCCAAAGACAGAATATGCAGAAACCCCAAGCTTTGGACTAAACCGTGCATTAAACGGCGGTTTGCCATATGGTAGACAAGTGCTTATCTGGGGTAGCAAGTCTAGCGCCAAGTCTTCTTTGTGTTTACAGATGATTGCTCTTGCACAAAAAGAAGGTAAGGTCTGTGCCTGGATTGATGCAGAAATGTCATATGATAAAGAGTGGGCAGATAAACTTGGTGTTGATACATCAAAGCTTATTGTTTCTCAGGCCAGAACTATAAATGAAATGGTTGATGTTGGAGTTAATCTAATGGAGGCTGGTGTAGATTTAATCGTTGTAGATTCAATAACATCCTTGCTACCAGCAATTTACTTTGAAAAAGATTCTACTGAGTTAAAGCAGTTAGAAAACACAAAGCAAATAGGTGCAGAATCTAGAGACTTCAGTAACGCATGGAAGATGCTTAACTATGCTAATAATAAGGTAAAGCCTACATTGCTTGTATTGATATCACAGTCTAGAAACAATATTAACGCAATGTATACAAGCCAACAGCCTACGGGTGGACAGGCAACTAAGTTTTATTCGTCTACCGTTATTAAATTATTCTCGTCTGAATCTGATAATCAGGCAATTAAAGGAAAGATACATGTTGGGGATAAACTCATTGAAGAAAAAATTGGTAGAAAAGTTCGTTGGGAGTTGCAATTTTCTAAAACTTCTCCAGCCTTCCAATCTGGTGAATATGATTTTTATTTTAGAGGCAGCGACGTGGGTATTGATACTGTTGGTGATCTTGTTGATACCGCAGAATTAGCAGGATTAGTTACACGAACTGGCGCATGGTATCAGTTAGAAGACGGAACTAAAGTGCAAGGTCGTGAAGGTCTCATTAATCGGGTAAGAGAGGATTTGGACTTGCAACAATCATTAAAAACCAAGTTATCAAATGTCTAATAACTTTAGTACATATCCTGGCAGGTTTCCATGCAAGACATGTAAGGAAGAAGTTAAAACTATCAGGATATACAAAAACACTGGAATGGGTACTTGGATGTGTTCTAAAAAACATTTATCTGAAGTTCATGTTTTTCAGGTAGGATATAAAAAGAAAAAGGATTATGAGCGAGAAGAACGAGAGTAAAAGGATAGGTGCTAAGCAGCACAAGAATTCTGGTAGAAATACAAAGAAGGGTGATGCTACTTGGAGAAATTTTGTTGTTGACTTTAAAGAAACAGCAAAGTCTTTTACTATAAATCAAGATGTTTGGGCTAAAGCCGTTACAGACTCAATTAGGGCTGGTACAGATAAGTCTCCAGCAATAGTAGTAATACTGGGTGAAGGTAATAAAAAGACTCGTCTTGCTATAATAGAGTTTGACTTACTAGATCAGCTTACGTGGGAGGCAAAAAATGACACAAGCAGTTCAATCTGATGGAAAAACAACAATAGAAATGGTTAATGGGCTATCCGAAATAGCCGATTTTATGAACGATGAAGAGCTAACAACTGCTCTCACAATGATTGCAAAACTAATAGTAAAGCCAGACATCCCGCCACAGGTAGCAAGCCTAGAGATAGTTAGATTGCAGGCCATTGCAGCAAAAATGTCATTTAAAGCAACATGGTTAACCAATGTTGATAAATCAGATAGATCTAAAAAAAATATTTACTATACAGCAGCAGAAGCAATTAATGACTTAGTATCTGCATTGAAATACATAATGCGGTAACTGATATAATAGAATAAAGGATTATATGACTAAAAACTTGATAAAGCAGATGATGAGAAAAGCTGAGGATGGACCTCAGTTTTTAGACTCTGCTGCTTTAATAGAAAAAATCAACAATGGCTATATTGCAAAGCGAGAAGCCAAGCATACTAAGAAGAAGACTTTTGCTCCATCAACCCTAGTCTTCGGTCATGGAGAATGTCCTAGATATTGGTATCTAGCATTTGAAGGAAATATATTTGAAGAGACTAGTGATGCTTATTCTGTTGCTAACATGACTAGCGGTACTAAGTCACATGAGCGAATTCAGCAGGCGATGCTGGATGGCGGGGTAGCTATTGAATACCTTGATGATGATAACAATCCAACCACAGAGTTTAAAGTAACACACAGCGATCCTCCAATTTTTGGATGGGGAGATGCAATGATTAAGTGGGAAGAAGACGAAATCATTGGTGAAATAAAAACAATGAAGGCTGAATCATTTGAAAATTATAAAATCAAAGGTGAGCCAGCAAAATATCACGTAATGCAATTGATTATTTATATGCGAGTATTAGGCAAGGCAAAGGGAGTTCTTATTTATGAAAATAAAAACAACCATGACTTGTTGGTTTTTCCAATCGAAGTAACAGAAGAATATAAGTTATGGATCAATAATACTTTTGATTGGATGAGAGAGGTCTATAAATCCTGGAAAGATAAAAATCTTCCACAAAAAAATTATAGATCAAACGCTAAGGTCTGTAAGAGTTGCCCAGTTAAAGCAGCCTGTGCCACCGCAGAACCTGGAGTAGTTAAGATAAGATCCCTGGAGAAGCTGAGTGAAGCAATGTGATAGATGCGACAACAAGTTTACTCCCAAAGTAAGCTATCAAATATATTGCAGTGAGCAATGTAGAGAAGAAGCTACTAGGGATAAAATTGCTGAGCGTTATAAAATTACTAGGCGACAAAAACGAAAAGGTAAAATAAGAAAATGCCTTGGAGGATGTGACCAAGTACTATCTATATATAACGATGATGGATTTTGTTCAAACTGCAATATCAGTAAAAAAGCTGTGGATAAAATGTTAAAACAAATAAAGGGGTATTTTGATTATGAGCAAGATTAATCAGCCATCTCATATTTGTGCTATTGATGCCAGCACTAATAGCCTTGCTTTTGCATTTTATACTTATAAAAAATTAACTGGGTATGGAAAAATAAGTTTTGAAGGTAGCAATATATATGAAAAAGTTATAGATGCTACAACAAAGACTAGAGCTTTGTTTAATCATTATAATATGATTAATGCTATTGTTATTGAGCATACCGTTTTTATGAACTCTCCTAAGACTGCAGCAGATCTTGCTATGGTTCAGGGCGCAATCATAGGTGGTGCAGGGCTATGTAATATTTCTGTAATTGGCAGGGTATCGCCAATAACATGGCAAAATTATCTAGGTAATAAGAAGTTATCTAAGGAAGAGCAGTTACAGATAAGAACAGTAAATCCTGGAAAATCATTATCTTGGTATAAGTCATATGAGCGTGATTTCAGAAAGAAAAGAACGATTAAATTGTTAGAAATAGCATATGATAAAAAAATAGATGATTATGATGTGGCAGATGCAGCAGGTATTGGGCATTGGGCTATAAATAACTGGGAAAAAGCAGTTAAATTTGACAAGGACTAGACATGACTGGTAAACTATATACAAGTGAGGCTTGGCTTCGTAAGCGTTATGTTATGGATAAAAAGTCTCCACAAGACATAGCAAAAGAGTGCGGGGCAAGCGTAGAAACAATCTATGTTTATCTTGCTAAATTTGGATTGAGGAAATCAAAAAGATGAGCGACAAAGAAAAATTTATTATCAAGGTTGATCAGGTAAACCATCCGTACCACTACACCACCGATCCAAGCGGGGTAGAGGCAATTGAAATTACCAGACACAGAAACTTTAATATTGGCAATGCCATAAAGTATCTCTGGAGAGCTGGTATTAAAGATGAATCTAAGCATATTGAAGATTTGAAGAAGGCTATCTTTTATATACAAGATGAAATCAATAGACTAGAAGGCAAATATGACAGACGCAGAAATAGAAATCGTAAGACACCTTGATGAGGTAAATAAGGTTGTTGAGGAATATCTTAAGGGAAATGATCCCACCAAGATTTCTAAAACACTTAGCCTCCCAAGAACTCGTGTTGTTGCCCACCTAAATGAGTGGAAGGCTCTTGCATCTGCTAATGATGCTATTCGTGCTCGTGCTAAAGACGCACTAGTTTCTGCTGATGCACACTATACAAAACTAATTCAGCAGGCATATGAGGTTATAGATGATGCTACAACAACAGCAAAC